ATGTTAAATGTTCAAAGAAATGTCTTGAAAATATTTCGTCTACAGAGTTTAAATCCACATGTTTATCTATATCCCAAGCAGCACATACAAAATCAATACCTTCTACTGCTCTTATATCTTGCTGTAGAAAGTCTGTTTTTGTTGGTGTTTCTCCTGCTCCAAACTCAATCTTCATACGTGTATCCAAACATACTTATTGTTTCTGCAAAGTTATTTTCTATTAATTTTCTTGTTGTATCTGTATAATATATTTTATAATCTTTAGTAGGCCTATGCCCTTTCTTTAGAAAAATAGTTTCAAGTTCGCCATTATATGGCACAGGTATATTTTGCATTTCATTGATTAAATTTTCGTATTTTAAAACTTTATCTACTGCCACTTTATTATCTATAGTATATTTTTTCCAGTTACTTAATAGTGTAAGATCAGCATCAATAATCCATTCATTAAATGATTTAGATGATATTCGACCTGCATGTTTCATATAAAAGTAATAGCTTACTGCCATGTCCCAAGGATTTCTATCAATACAAAATTTAAAATACTCATTCCATTCTTTTGGATACATGTTTTTTATTATCTGTGCTGATTTGTGTCTTCCTTTCGAAGGTGCATTTAATGAGGGTGTGTTGTCGTATTCACTTCCTCGCAGTATATCGTTTGAGCCTAAATATTTTTGTAAATAATTTTCAATGCTTGAGCCTGCTGTTTTAAAAGTTTTTACAAATATGAATTTATGTTTGTGTGATACTATCATTGCTATTAAATCTTGTTTGTTCAAAAACATAATCCCAATATTTTGAGTCACAATAAGTTAAGTTTTTGTTATCTTTGAACAAATAGTTATAGTTAGGATCTGCAACACCAATAAACATTTGTCTTGGAGGACCAAGAGGATCACCCGGTTGTGTAAAGTATACATCTTCAAAACCAGCATTTTTTAAGTAACTAGCATAACAAGAAGTTGTAGCACCAGTCCAGTTTGATATTGGTCCAAGTTCAGTTGTTCTATAAAACTTTGCTTCTGCTACCATAGGATTATTATGTATATCAACCATTGTTTCAAATACAAATACACCATTACATATACGATACATATTATCTATAGCAAGCAACGGATGCCGTAAATGATACATCAAGCCGTGTGCAAATATCCAATCAAACTCGCCATCTGCTTGATAAATGCTTTCTTTTTTAACTACAACTTTACTATTTAGATTTTTATGATGAAAATCAAAGACTTTTCTACCACCTCTATTTTCATTTAGATTATTAATCCAGTCCCAGTCTTTTTTATTTCCCCAGTCGTAGTCCTCTCCACGTTCTACGTCACTTGCTTCTACATAGTCTGCACCACGCATTTCAGTCCAAAATGCCCACCACCCTTCGTCTGTAGCAATGTCTAACACACGTTTGCCAGTGAAATCTACCTCAGTAATTCCAATAAGATCGGTCCAAATTCTTAGATCTTTTTTGCCTTTATGCACAGTTCCATCAGGATACTCTATGTGCATTCTAAACTTTGGCTTGTTCTTAGCCATTCATCATATCCTGTAATTCTGCTTTCCATAAATCAGCAAACTCACAGTCTCTGTAGTTTTCAAACCATGGTCCGCCTTCTGTATAATGAATTAATTTGGGTGTATCAATGTCATCGTAAACACCAACAAGATAATTCCAAGTGTGATCCAATTCTCCAATTTCTTCATCTTTTAACCAACTAAATCTGTGTAAGTATGCTCCGTTTATTTCTGGACTATTTACTAGGTCCATTGTAAGTGCAGCATTGCTAGGATGCGCACAGTTAAACAACATTACACTTGACCAATTCTTGCGTGGATAGATAGTTTGTTTTTGTCCATCCATCTTTACACCTTCTTTAGGTGTATAATCATGCTGCACACACATTACTGCATACTTGTCATCTGCTTGATCAAATAACTCTTTAATATCTGTAGTAAGTATCATATCACAATCCATAAACAATGCCCAACCTTTGAAGTTGGTGAGTTCGGGTATTAGAAAACGTGTAAATGTAAATTCAGTGCTTGCAAGTTTGTCTATCGATCTAGTATACCAACCTGCATCACGTAATTCCTGCTGTTTAAGTGGACGCACATCTGCATTAGGTTGTTTGTTAAGAATACTATGCTTACAAACTTGATATGCAATATCTTCTCTTGTGTCGTAACCTACAAATACTTTCATCTTACCTTCTTTCTATATCTGTTTCTTCGCATAATTCGCCATATTGTATTTCTACAATGTGTGCAGGCACATCACCGATATTAGTTGTTTTATGCCACCAGTCTTGTCTAATTAAATAACTTGTGTGTGCAGTAAGACATTGAATTTGCCATTGTCCATCTGGAAATTCTAAATCTATTTGTATTTCGCCTTCTAGCACATACCAGAATTCGCTTCTGTGTTTGTGTTTTTGATCGCTCAAACTACAACCTGGGTTTATAACAAGTTCTTTTACTTTTTGTCCTATACGTGGTTGCTTGTCATCTAATACCCGCCAATAACCCCAATCACGTTCTGTTTTTTGAGTCTTCCATTCGTCTAGTATCCAACTACTAGAATTCATTTTGTTTTCGCCGCCTATACCAAAAGCAAATTCAACATCTGTAAATTTCATTTCGGGTATATTAGAACGTGTTCTATCTCCGCCATTGGCAAAGATAACTTTTGTTTGACTGCCTTTTGTTGATAGAACTTGAAAGATTGCATGATTAGCTGTGTCGTCAGAATCGTTAAACCCAATAACTTCATCTACACAACTTAATTCTTTTATTATTGCACAACGTTCTTCAAATGGCATAAATGGCCTGCCTTTTTTACGAGCAAGCCATTCATCTGAGTTAACACCTACTACAAGGTGATCACCTAGTTCTTTTGCTGATTTAAAATATTCTATATGTCCACTATGCAGTGGATCAAATCCGCCTGTTACTAATACCACTTTCATATGGTATTTACAAAGTAGCGTCTTCCATTCCTGCAACTCTGAGTTTTACAATATTTGTTATTTGCCATTGTTTTTGATCCAGTGCCTTGAGAACACCTAACCATTTGTTACGCAACAGTGCAAATTCATTAATAATTTTTTCGTAATCACACACATCTGATTCGCCATCCACGTATTTTTCTACGTCTCGACTACTCAATGCACGTTGATAATTTTCAAGATATTTTTTGAAAAATGAGCTACGCAGTTTACGTAGCTCAATATTCATGTATTCAAGTATTGCTTCAATTTCTTGAAGTTGATTAAAACGATGTTCTACAATACCCGGCATTTCTGCCGCTGCTTTTTCAACATTGCCTTTTAACTTTACTTCTGCTTTTGCAGCAGCAAGTTCTGTTTCAAAATGCTGTATAGCAGATGGTATTTGACTTATATCTCTGCTGACTCGACTATACCATCCAGCCATTACTCGTCCCAATCCTCCTCATCAATATCTACTTCATCCATTTCTAAATAATACGTTATAGCATAGTCAAGATCTTTGTCAATGCCAAGTATGTCTTGCAGCTGAGTGTCATCCATACCGTAATCGATTAGTGTATCAACATATTTTTCAGCTGCAAGCTCTACTTGCTTTTTATCTAGAAACGGTTTTAATAAAGTCCAAATATCAGCAACTAATTCTTCATTCATGCTCGTGCAACTCCTCGTTATGATCCACGACTTCTTCGTCCGCTTCAGCCATATTTACCATTTGCTCTTCTTTTTGCGGTAAATCGGCCATGATCATTTCGAGTAGTTCACCTGTCCAGTTCTTTCTATATTCTAGTGTTTCTTCTCCGTTACTATCAATATACTTGTAACGGTTACCTTGTTTCTCAAGCAAGCCTTTTGCTTCAAGCAAATCAAACATACCTGAATATGGATCCATGCCTGTTTCGTATGGAATTTTTACTTGCACTGCTTCAAACGGTTTAGCATAGCGTGTTTTCATAACCTTACACGCTGCACGAATACCATGCACTTGTGAAGTTTTGTTACCATCAGCATCTTCTTTGAGTTTTAGTTTCTTCATAGCAACAACCATTGAACTTGCATACACAAAGCCACTACCGCCACTAATCTTATCATCCGGATCAAACATATCCTGCGATGCATAAGTGTGATTAGTAACACACATACCAACATTGTAACTACCAAACATATTCACACAGTTAGTAACCAATGCTTTTAGTGCTTTTGCCTTACGACCCATATCGCCTTTCATATCACCTGCTTCAAACTGATTTACTTCAGTTGGTGACATTAACATACCCAATGAGTCTACAACAAACAACACCTTAGGACGATCATCTTCGTCCATTGCACGATAGTCGTCCATAAATGTTGAAATAGTCTTAGCAACATCGTCAATCATTGCCATGTTAAGTTTAAGTAGTTTACTGTCATCACAGTCAACACCTAATGCTTCTAGCCATGTTTGGTCTAGTGCATTTTCGCTGTCAATAAGAACAACAAAAATACCTTGCTCTTGTGCCGATTTAACAATATTGCCGGACACAATGTAAGACTTGCCTGCACCTGATTCGCCTGCAAACACGCTTACTTTACCAAGAGGAATACCTTTACGGAAATCACCACTTAGTAGATAGTTAAGTGCATAGTTGCCTGTGCTAATCCAATCTGATGGATCGTTAAAGCCTGCACTCATACCTTTAATAGATTTTGTTAATGAATTTCGAAACTTGGAAGGATCGAATGCCTTAGTAGCCATATTATCTCCTATTCTAAAAAGTAAAGGAAAGGGCCGAAGCCCTTTCTATTATTGTCCTTGGCGTGCTCTAATCATTGCTAGAATGTCTTGTGCGCCGCCTGCTGACTCTTCTGCAGGTGCTGCTGTTTCAGCTGCAACTTCCTCGTTTGACTTAAACGGAATATCATCTGTTGCTGCTGGCGCAGGAGTTGGCGCAGGAGCTGGTGCTGC